CCCTCGCTAACTTTATATCATGAACATTATTCTTTTTGACGTAGATGGAACATTGACACCAAGCCGTGGCACAATGAATTCAGAATTCAAACAATACTTTTTAAATTTTCAAAAGAAATTCAAAGTGTGTTTTGTTACAGGTAGTGACAGTGCAAAAACCATTGAGCAAGTTGGTTCCGATGTATTTGCTGCTGCACAATACTCGTTCAATTGTTCTGGTAATGAAATTTATAAGAATGGAAAACTTCAATCCACTACAGGTTGGACTGCTCCAGATACGTTAATTGATTATCTTGAGATTTGTTTGGAGTATACACATTATACAGAAAAGTGTGGCAATCATATTGAGCGCAGACCTGGTATGGTAAACTTCTCAGTTGTTGGTAGAGATGCGACTCAAGAACAACGAGACTTATATTATGAATGGGATAAGAAGCACAACGAACGGTCACAAATTGCTACGGCAATCAACTGGCGTTGGGCTAACGAACTCCAAGCAGATGTTGGTGGAGAAATTAGTATCGATATCTTTCCAAAAGGCAAAGACAAATCACAGATATTAGATAATTTTAAAAACAAAGACCAGATCACTTTCTTTGGTGATAAGACTGAAGAGGGTGGTAACGATTACACTCTTGCAAAAAGAATTATTGATGAAAGAAGAGGTGAAGTGTTTCAAGTGAAAGACTGGAAAGAAACTTGGAAAAAACTAAAAAGTATGTATATGATTGACGATAATGTATAAATAATAGTGAGGATGCCTAATGGGTCCTCGTAACATAAATCTCGCTTATTAAGGAGGTAGCTATGACTACATATGATTCAATTCGTAAATTTGACCCATTCTTTGTTGGTGCTGACCGTCTTTGGAGACATATTGATGATCTTCACAGAGCAGCGGAAACACCAGTATCAAAGTACCCACCATATAATATTCTCAAACAGGATGAAGACCACTACTCTATTGAGATGGCAGTGGCTGGATTCACTGAAAAGGATCTTGACGTGACGCTTGAGGATGCAAAACTCACAGTCACTGGAAAGGTGGAAGAAAAAGATGAAGTTAATCTTCTTCATCGAGGGATTGCTAATCGATCCTTCACTCGGCAATTCACACTTGCTGACACAATTGAAATCCAAGGAGCACACCTCGAACACGGTATGCTCACGATCAGCCTTAAAAACATTATCCCCGATAGTAAAAAGCCTAAGAAAATTGAGGTTACGACCGGAGATAAACTGCTTGAAGTAAAGTCAGAACCAGAACTTCTGACTGAAGAATGAACGAGAGAGGGAGCTTCGGCTCCCTCTTTTTCTATTGACATTTGATTATGAAAGTAGTAATATACAAATATGACAAAATTCTACACAAATGTTTCCCGATATGGTTCCAGCATTCTCTATGTTGGTTATGAAAATGACAGAAGAGTGGTGACTCGTGAAAAGTTCGAGCCTACTCTTTTTCTCGCAACCAACAAACCATCAAAGTATCGAACTCTTGATGGCACTAACGTCGATGCCATTCAACCTGGTTCAATGCGAGAATGTAAAGAGTTCATTGAAACTCATACTGCATCCAACTTCAATGTCTATGGTAATACTGACTATGTTGCTCAGTTCATTAACAAGAAGTTTCCAAACGGCTGCGAGTTTGACAGATCAATCCTCAATGTCACATTCATTGATATCGAAGTTGAATCTGACCAAGGCTTCCCTCATCCTAAAGATGCGGCATTCCCCATTACTGCGATTACGGTTAAGAACAATGTAGACCACATCTATCATACGTGGGGCATCGGCGAGTATGATTCTTCAAAATGTATGATAAACGATATCAAGATTGACTATATTCAATGCAAAGACGAACATGCCTTGATGACAAAATTTCTTGCATTCTGGCAGATGAACTATCCAGATGTTGTCACTGGTTGGAACTCTGAAGGGTTTGATATTCCATATCTTATCAATCGTACAACAAGATTGTTCGGCGAAGAAGAAACGAAGCGATACTCAATTAATCGTCTCGTGCCTTCAATGAGAACCGACAAGTATACTGGCGAGATTTCATTCAGTATTTCTGGTATGTCGCAACTTGACTATATGCGATTGTTTAAAAAGTTCACATACGTTACCATGGAATCTTATTCGCTCAATCATGTTGCGAGTGTGATTCTTGGTGAGAAGAAGATTGACTACTCTGAATTTGCGTCTCTCAACGAACTCTACACGAAAGACCATCAGAAGTTTATTGACTACAACATCAAAGATGTTCAGTTGGTAGAACGTCTTGATGATAAGATGGGTCTGATTTCCCTGTGTATGACTTTGGCTCATAAAGCAAATGTAAACTATGACGTTGCTTTTGGTTCAACAAAGATATGGGATACATACATCTATAACATCCTTCAGAAGCAGAACATCGTTCTTACTGAACAGAAACCAGTGATTAATGACCGAAGCATCGAAGGCGCTTATGTCAAAGATCCAATCAAGGGTATGCACAAGTGGGTATGTTCTTTTGACCTCAACAGTCTCTATCCACATTTGATTATGCAATATAATATGAGTCCAGAAACGATTGTCAATGGTATTATGCCCGGAGCAAATGTTGATTCATTATTGAAAGAAACTCAGTTTGATATTCCAGAAAATCATGGCATGACTGCTACTGGTCAATTGTTTTCAAATCAAAAGAAGGGTGTGTTCCCAAGCATCATTGATAAGTTATATGCTGAACGTTCTCAGATTAAGAAAGATATGCTTCAGGCAAAACAAGAACTTGAAGATATGGACAAATCTGACAAATTTAAAAGATATGAAATTGAAAAACGTATCAGTACCTATGACAATCAGCAGATGGCATTGAAAATCCTACTCAACTCTCTCTATGGTGCATTGAGTAATGTTCACTTTCGTTACTATGATATTCGCATGGCAGAAGCAATTACCATCTCTGGTCAGTTGTCTGTTCGTTGGGCAGCAAATACTGTCAATGCCTATCTTCAGAATATTTTGAAAACAAATAAAGATTACATTCTGGCGAGTGACACTGACAGTATCTATGTTTGCCTCGATGATCTTGTTGAGAAGACAATGCCTAATGCAGATGACAATAAAATCTCAGCGTTTGTTGACAAGGTAGCAGAACAAAAGATTGAACCATTGCTTGATGAATGCTATGGCAAACTTCAAACTCTTGTCAATGCATATGAACAGCGCATGGTTATGAAACGTGAAATCATTGCGAGTAAAATGATTATCACTGGTAAGAAGCGATATATTGCTAACGTATTGAATAGCGAAGGTGTTCAGTATGCGAAACCGAAGATGAAGATTACTGGCATTGAATCTGTTCGTTCATCTACTCCACAAGTTTGTCGTAAGTTGATTGAGAAAACACTTGATGTGATTATGAATGAAAATGAAACTGCTGTTCAAAAGTTTATTGCTGATGCTCGTGTTGCGTTTCGTAAACTTCCTGTTGAAGACGTTGCGTTTCCTCGTGGTGTATCTGATGTTGGTAAGTATCAAGACGACCGTAGCGTTGATGGATATACTAAAGGTACTCCTATTCATGTTCGTGCATCAATTCTATATAATCGCACGATAATAAATAATAAACTGGATAAGAAGTATCGGATTATCAATAACGGTGAAAAGATTAAGTTCTTCTATATGAAAGTACCAAATCCGATTCGAGAAAACGTTTTTGCTTTTCCTGATATCATGCCAGTTGAATTGAATCTTGAGAAATACATTGACTATGACATGCAGTTTGACAAGTCATATGTAGAACCAATGAATAATATTCTCAAAGAGATTGGTTGGTCATCTGAGAAGCAAAACACACTGGAGGACTTTTTTGGATGAGTAATATCCCAGCAGAATATTCAAACGTTGACTTCGGCTTTAGTGCCGTTGACGAAGCGGAGTTTAAATTCAATCAAGCAGAGGCAGAAAGCACACCGCCTTCTATTGATGAGAATGATATCAATCGAATCGTATTGAATTCACTTGCTCCACTTGAAGACAAAATTGACTTACTACTTCAGCGCCGACAAGCAGAAGAGTCTGATGATGTTCAACTTGCTATTGCACAGGCTCAAGAGGAAGTTGCTGGGAAAGTTACTGAACTTGAAAAAATTATCATGCCGCTTCTTGTTAATCTGATGAAGACTTCAGACAAAGAGTATATACACTGGCCAAATCGTGCTCCACAAGTTCAAGCTACGATTGATAAAGTCTTGGCGCTTACACGAGGTTAACATGGGAATTCTTACTCTATTAATAGCACTCGCTATTTCCGGTGTTGCTGCATGGTATTCGATTGTCGGTTTAATGGCAATCTTTTCATCAGCCGCAGTTGCTATTGCTATTATGGGTGGTGTACTTGAAGTCGGTAAACTTGTAACAGCATCGTGGCTATATCATAACTGGCAAACTGCTCCAAGAGTTTTACGCTGGTATTTGACATCAGCGGTTGTTGTTTTAATGTTTATTACATCAATGGGAATCTATGGATTCTTATCAAAAGCGCATATCGACCAGATGATTGTTACAGGTGACAATTCTTTAGAAATTTCAACTATTCAATCTCGTATTGATAGAGAACAAAGGATAATAGATGATGCCAACAAAGTTATCTCGCAACTCGATTCGGCAGTCCAGACGCTCACAGAGTATGACCGTATCCGTGGAGAAGATGGAGCAATTGCCGTACGAAAGTCGCAAAAAGCTGAACGAGATGAACTACGAGGAATCATTGATTCATCATCAGAGAATATATCCAAATTCAGAATGGAGAGAGTTGGTCTGGAGAAACAACAACTAGGCTTTGAAGCAGAAGTTGGACCAATCAAATACATTGCTGCACTATTCGTAGATGATCCAAAAACAATTATGGAAGATGCGGTGAGATGGGTCATTCTAACTATTATTTTCGTATTCGATCCTCTTGCTGTTCTCCTTTTGATTGCTGCAAATATGAGTCTTCACAAACCAAAATCAATCAAGACGGCGGTCAACGTAAATAATGTTGATGATGAATGGAATGAAATTAAAGTAGAGACCGACGAATCACAGCCAGAGTTTTTTATTCAAAATGAAGATCCCGAAAACACTGTAGAGTGGAGCGAGGAACTTGAACCTGACAAAGAAAAAAGAAAACGAAAGAAATCTGTAGCAAATACAAGTTCCAATTATGGTTCTATTACAGATATTCGTAAAGAAAAAAACGAAAAAGCACTTCGTGAAAATGGAACATTTGGGAATGTGAATAAAAAAGATTGACATTTCAATCTATTAGTAATATAATATAAACTACTAGAAGGGAATAGAATGGAATGGCAAACTTTATTTGGTATAGTTTTTGGCATTTTATTATTTTTTTGTATACCAGTTTTTATCTATGCAATCTTTTTTATTGGCGCAAAAATAATAAGTTTGAGTAAAAGATACAAACGTGTTGCATTCTTTTTTATGGTTTTTGTTTTATATCTTGTTGTTGTAATCTTATTGAGGTGAATATGTCTATACTTGAAAAACTTACTAAAAACTCTACCATTAAACTCACATCCATTATTACTGAATCGAAAGTATTTGGTAAGAAAGACATGGCACCCACTCCTGTGCCAATGATTAACGTTGCGCTATCGGGTCGTATCGATGGTGGCTTGGTACCAGGGCTGCTGATGCTTGCTGGTCCATCTAAACACTTTAAGTCAGCATTCGCTCTGCTAATGGCTGCTGCATATCAAAAGAAATATGATGATGCAGTAATCTTATTCTATGACTCGGAGTTTGGTACACCACAAGCATACTTTGAATCATTTGGTATTGATATGGAGCGTGTTGTTCATACTCCTGTCACTGATGTTGAAGAGTTGAAGTTTGATATTACTAATCAGTTGAAAAATATTGACAAAGGTGACCGAGTCTGTATTGTTATCGATTCGATTGGTAATCTTGCTTCAAAGAAAGAAGTTGAAGATGCCCTAAACGAGAAGTCAGTTGCTGATATGTCTCGTGCAAAGCAGATGAAGTCTCTGTTCCGTATCGTTACACCACATCTCAATCTCAAAGATATTCCCTTGGTTGTTGTCAATCACACGTATAAAGAGATTGGTCTATATCCAAAAGACATTGTGTCTGGTGGCACGGGCGCATACTACTCTTCAGATGCTATCTGGATTGTTGGTCGTCAACAAGAGAAAGACGGCAAAGAAATTAAAGGTTATCACTTTGTTATCAATATTGAGAAGTCTCGCCATGTTCGTGAGAAGTCAAAGATTCCAATCACGGTCACATTTGAAGGTGGTATTAGCAAGTGGTCTGGCTTGCTTGATGTAGCAGAACAAGGTGGTTATATCAACAAACCAAAGATGGGTTGGTACGAAGCGATTGATCCAGCAACTGGTGAAGTGCTTTCTGATAAACTTCTCCGTGCAAAAGAAATCATTGATAATAAAGATTTCTGGATGATGATGTTTGAAAAGACAGACTTCAAAGATTATATTCACAATCAATATAGTATGGATAGTGCTGGTTTGATTATGAAAGACGATGTTGAATCCGTAGAAGATGAGGTTGAAGATGACGATACAGAATGATTATGAAGTTCTATTCGATGAATATGAAGATGAAAAACTCGCTCGAATTAAGTTGACTTCTGATAAATGGAGTGGTATAATTTATAATTACCACACTGTTAGATTTCTTGAAGAAGATGAAGAAAATGCAACTCTTAAATTTGAGTATGATGTTATCTCAACACCCGAAAATTTAGATGTTGATAATTTTACAGAAGAAGACCATCGAGAATTTGAACAGCATCTTGGCGATATTTTAGTAGCAATCATTGAGGAAGCAACATCGGATGAGACTGGAACAAACAATACTGAGCAATCTAATCTATGATGAAGAATATACACGGCGAGTATTACCATTTCTAAAGGTTGATTATTTTCAAGATCAAACAGAGAAAGTATTGTTTGAAGAGATTGATTCATTCGTTGCTAAGTACAATGGTCTTCCAACAAAAGAAACTCTTCTCATTGAACTCAATAAGAAAAGCAATATTCCAGAACAGACATTTGCAAGTCTTGTTGAATATATCGATGGTCTTACTTTTGAGAAAAAAGATAGTGAATGGTTGATTGACAACACAGAAGAATTCTGTCAAGAGAAAGCAGTGTTCAATGCTATCATGAGTTCAATCAATATCATTGAAGGCAAAAGCAAAACTGATGATAAAGGTAGTATTCCCACGATACTATCCGATGCTCTTGGTGTTTCATTCGACAATTATATTGGGCATGACTTTATTGAAAATGCTGACCAGCGATATGAGTTCTACAATCAAAAAGAAGATAAGATTGAATTTGACCTCGAATACTTTAATAAGATTACCGATGGTGGTTTACCTAACAAAACACTCAACGTAATCATGGCTCCAACTGGCGCTGGTAAAAGTTTATTCATGTGTCATTTTGCTGCTGCAAATCTTCTGGCTGGTAAGAATGTACTCTATATCACAATGGAGATGGCAGAAGAACGGATCGCTCAACGAATCGATTCAAATCTACTGAACATTCCTATTGCTGAACTTACAGGGTTTCCTAAGAAGATATACGATGATAAAATCAATCGGCTTCGGTTGAAGACTGGTGGTAAATTGATTGTAAAAGAATATCCAACTGCAACTGCTGGCTCTGGTCACTTTCGGCATCTGCTGAATGAACTTCATCTCAAGAAGAACTTTCGACCAGACATTATCTACATCGATTATCTCAACATCTGTGCATCTTCACGATTGAAGTTTGGTGCTAACGTCAATAGTTACTCATACATCAAAGCAATCGCTGAAGAACTTCGTGGGCTTGCTGTTGAGAAAAATCTACCGATTGTCAGTGCCACACAAATCAATCGTACTGGTTCAACAAATACCGACCCTGGTCTTGAAGATACATCAGAGTCGTTTGGTTTGCCAGCGACTGTTGATTTCATGTGTGCGATTATCTCAACTGAAGAAATGGAAAATCTTGGCCAAGTTATGGTCAAACAGTTGAAGAATCGATACAACGACATCACTGCTCACAAACGATTCGTAGTTGGTATTGACCGAGCAAAGATGCGTTTGTTCAATACTGAGCAATCGGCACAAGAAGATATTATGAACGATAAACCTATTATGGATAATACAACTTACGGTGAACGACAGAAAGAAGAGGATCAAATGAAATGGATGACGAAAAAATCGGGGCGCAAGGACTTCAGCAGTTTATTTCCCTCCTAAGAGAAATGAATGAAGAAACACGAATTGCTTATTTGAAAGAATGTGAATATGAAGCAAAAAATGGGCGAAATGATGGTTGGGTTCAAGAAGGCTATCGTAAATATTTGGAGGCGGCAAAATATGTTTGAGATTCGTAAAGCGGGTAAAACATTCCGTATCTACGACCGTGAGCGAGAACGCTATGTGGCACACACACGAGATGAAAGCCTTGCAAACAGCATGATTACTGATAAATTAAAGAACGCTGGGTTTGAGGGTTCAATTCCAGATTTTATGCTGCGAGACTTAAAATATGGGTTGAATCTGGATAAAAAAAATACACCAGAATACTAAGTCATTGATATCATTCAATTCTTTTTTTAAAATAATATCATTTTATGGGTTGACATTATTATTAAAACAAGCTATACTCTTAATATGATGAGAAATGAAAGAGAGATTGATATGACTAAGTTTGTGAACAAGAACTTCAATTACAACGGTGAGTACCTGTTTTATCGAGTTCCCGGAGAAGAGTTCAAGCGTTTCGTAGCTCGGTTCAAGCGTGGTGGAATGGTCTCATTCAAGAAGTTCCTTCGTGAAAACTTCACCGTAGAAGAGTATTTCGGTCTTCTGGACAGTGGTATGACTCCTCTGAGGGCACTCGAAACTAAGGGTTACTTATCTCCGAATGTCGCAAAAATCCTCAAGATGCGTGGTTATCCTATGACTCTCGAAGGTATAGATATGATGATGGATGATGAAATTGCTCGGATGGGATGGCAGCGTAATGAGTAAAGAAGTTTCAGTAGCGGAAATGCTGGATGCGGCACGATTCATGAATCGTGCCATGGATGACATGGTTGTGAGCACTCAGGGCTATACTCGTAAGCAGTTGAGTGATGCGTTTGATATCATCGCCGACCCGTCTAACTGGAAGATGCCTATCACTGCTATCATTAAGATAGATGAGCTTGATCTGTACAACGAAGCATGTATCTTCTTCACTGGTGCTCCTCTTTCCGTTGAGCACACTCAAGGAAATCGTGCTGCGGTTTCGTCCCCTGGTTACTATGAAACGATTGGAGAATAAAATGCTTACTCGTATTGCTGAATTTGTTTCGCTTCTTGCCCTGTTCGCTGTTGCTTACATGGCAATGGTGGTGTTTTGAAAAAGTTAAAACTGATTGGAGAGATTGGTGGTATCGTCGGAGCTTTGATGGTTGCGACGAATACTCCTCTCTCTGGATATGGTTTCATATTCTTTACAGCCAGTTCGGTTGCATGGTCGATTGCTGCTTGGCGTATGAAAGAATATGGTCTGATGCGAATGTCTTTGGCGTTCACTATGGTGAACTTCATTGGAATTTATAGGTGGTTAGGATGATAGAAGTTATTAAGATCATATCAAAAGATAATAATCCCCCTCAGAAATCTAAACCTTGGAAATGCTTAGTTTGTAATGAAACTACGTGGTGGAAAACCAAGAAGGAAGCCAGTGCATATAAACCAGTGTTTCTATTAGGTCCGAATTGGGGCATTTAAAATAATATCATTTTAGGGATTGACTTATTTTCTTTTTAATTATATAATGTATATATGATGAGAAAACAGGGAGAGATTGATATGACTACTTTTAATTTTAAAGATGGCAATGGTCCAGTTCCTGCTCATCAGCACTCGAATGGTGGTGGTTGGGTAGCAGATACTGCTTATGTTGACGTTGCTGCTTATATCGGTCCAGATGCTCAGGTCTTTGATAATGCTCGGGTCTCTGGTAATGCTCATGTCTCTGGTAATGCTCAGGTCTTTGATAATGCTCGGGTCACTGGTAATGCTCGGGTCTTTGATGATGCTCGGGTCTCTGGTAATGCTTGTGTCTATGGCAATGCTCGGGTCTATAAAATTGCCCGGGTCACTGGTAATGCTCGGGTCTTTGGTAATGCTCTGGTCTCTGATGATGCTCGGGTCACTGGTAATGCTCGGGTCTCTGGTTATGCTCGGGTCTTTGGTAATGCTCTGGTCTCTGATGATGCTCGGGTCTCTGATAATGCTGAGGTCTCTGGTTATGCTCTGGTCTCTGATGATGTTGAAGATGATGTTGAAGATGATGATACCAGCGAAGATATCTTCATTGAAATGAATGGTAAACGATACAAACTGGTGGAGATTGCTTGATGAATATGTCTATCAAGGGTGGTTCTGAGACTCAACAAAATCTTGTAACAGAGGTTGCTCATTGGGCTGCTCGTAAAGTTCTTGGACCTCGCCTCTCTCGTGTTGTAAGTATCGACTTTTATGTTAAGCGAAAGTTGGATGCTGATGGTTGGTGTGTATGGGAAGACGAGGGTATTTGTGGTCGTGAGTTTTCTATTCAACTCCGAGCAGAACAGACATTCCCAGAAATGATTCTTACAGTATGTCATGAAATGGTTCATGTTCGTCAGATGGCTCGTGGTGAGTTGAAAGAGGTTGGTATCACTCTTGGTGGTAAACATCATTTTCGTAAATGGAAAGGCAAGAAGATTCGGAATAACATGGCTTATGCTAAACAGCCATGGGAAACTGAAGCGTATAAACTCCAAGATTCACTTGCTAAAATGTTTGCGGAAGAAACAGGATTTGAGTATACCAAAGCAATGCAATCAAGAGACAAGAGGATTTCAAAATGAACTATGAAGATGCAGTAGATATGATTAACTCAGTCATTCGTGACATTGCTGTATGGGACCTGAAGCGCAAAGGCGAACATCCGGATGAAGGCGCTATTGACGATTGGATTTATGAGATCAACTTGACTGCTACTAAACAGCAGTTCATGTCTATCTGCAAGCAGTATTGGGATGAGTATCTTGAACCGAGATCAACGTATCATTGAGAATCTGTTTCGTCTAGCGCAAGACATTGATCCAATCAAATCATCTCGTCTTTCAGCCTGTTTAGTTTATAAAAATAACATTATTGGATATGGATTCAGTCAAATGAAGTCGCATCCATTTCAAGTTGAGTTTGCTAAGAACGAAGATGCAATATACCTTCATGCTGAGACAGATTGTATTAAAAACGCTTTGAGGCGTGTGTCGCATGAAGAGATTGCTAAGTCTACCCTATACATTGCTCGGGCTAAACGAGATAATAAAAATCGTTACTGGATGTACGGTCTTGCTAAACCATGCCCTGGTTGTGCTCGGGCTATTGCTACATTTGATATTCAAAAAGTGGTTTACACATTAGATGGGAAAGATTATAAATATATGTAAATCATACTTGATAGGATAATCTTATGAAAACGTTTTCTAAATACCTTGAAGAGACCGTTGGGCAGGCTGGTCTTGACTACGAACTGAAAGTTTACAAAGCAATGAATTCTGCTAAAGTGTCTGGATTGAACGTTGGCGATAAACCAGGAGCAGGATTTTCTAATGTTGGCGCTGGTGATATTGAAGCCTCATATAACGGCAAACCATTTAACATTGAGATCAAAGCATCCACAAAAGATCAAATGGGTGGCACTTCATTTAGGTATGACATGCAAGGTCAAAGGTTTACTCCTGCAAAAGAAATGGATCAAGATGATTTAGACTTGTTTCTACCAGTGTTGAAAGAAAAAGCAAAAGACATTGACAACTATATCAAAGCGAGCTGGCAAGAAGAACCTAAACAATTTCATAAAAATAATCGTGGTGTGCCTATTAAAGTGTCAACTACAGCAAGAGAATCGTTGATAAAAAAGGGTTTCACCGCAAAAATTGCTACAAATATCAAAGCGCCTGTCAGTTTTATTATCAAGCACTATAATAAGAAAGGTGTATATTATATCAATATTGGTGGAGCAGGTTTATTCTATATGGGTAAAAATCCACTTAAATTAGATGTGCCTGAGTTGAAGGCAGAGATTCAAGTGGAACTTGGTTTACGTTTTAGTGGCAGTAAATTATCATTTCCAACACAACCAGAAAAAACTCCAGCTAGATCGGCTGGTCTAAGAATTCAAGGTCGTATGTTGACAAAAACTAAATCTAAATATAATCTAGACAACAAAGACGATGTTGAAAAATTGTTTGGAATAAAATAATGCTCAACCTCAAATCATTCATCGTTGAAGAAAAAAATACCCACATGACTCATATTGAGGAACTGATGTTCCTCGGTGGCGTTGATGGTACACGGCAAGCAATTAACTTCCTGCGTGACCTCCGTGACATGCTCAAGGGTAATGCAACTTCTGCTGTTGATATTACGGTCAAGTGGGATGGTGCTCCTGCTATCTTTGCTGGTGTTGATCCTGCTGATGGTAAGTTCTTTGTTGCTAAGAAGGGTCTCTTCAATAAAGAACCAAAGATGTATAAGACGAATGCTGATATCAAAGCAGATTTATCTGGCGATCTTGCTAAGAAGTTTGCTATTGCTCTGGCTGAGTTCTCGAAACTTGGTATTAAAAAAGGTGTATATCAAGGCGATATGATGTTTACGAAAGGTGACGTGAAAGTAGAAACGATTGAGGGGCAGAAGTATTATACATTCCAGCCCAACACGATTGTCTATGCTGTTCCTGTAAACACACCTCTTGGTAAGCAGATTGCAAAAGCAAAGATTGGTGTTGTTTGGCATACAACATATACAGGTAGCACGATTCAGAATATGTCTGCTTCGTTTGGTAAGGGTATTGTTTCTAAATTAAAACAATCATCAACTATCTGGATGGACGATGCTACATATCGTGATATCTCTGGTAAAGCAACATTCAGTAAGAAAGAATCTGACCAGTTTGATACAATGCTATCAGGTGCTGGTAAGTTGTTTCAAAAGATGAATGGTGATGCTTTCCGAACAATCACAGGCGACGATGAGTTGCGTCAGAAGACATTGACGTTTATCAATACATATGTTCGTGGTGGTAAAAACTTCCCAGATAGCAATAAAATGGCATCTGGTCTTGTAATGTATCTCAACGATTGGTTTCAGAAAGAAATTGATAAGAAGAAGACAGATAAAGCAAAAGCACAGTGGAAAGAACGCCGAGATGCTTTGGTCAATAAGGTTGTAATGAATAAAGATCAGTTAGTTGCTATGTTCAGTCTGATGAAGATTCTTGTTGAGTTAAAGGGTATGGTTATCGCTCAGTTTGATAAGACTCAAGAAGTCGATACTCTACTGAGAACAGCAAAAGGATTCCAAGTTACTCGTCAAGAAGGCTTCGTAGCGATTTCAAAACTTAAAGGTGGTGCAGTTAAACTTGTAGACCGTCTTGAGTTTAGTAAGGCGAACTTCAGTCCAGAAATTATTAAAGGCTGGCAAAAATAAAGTTTTTTATAAATAAATAATAAAAACAATTTCAACCGATAAGTCTAAGGAAAACTCGGATGTCAAAAGCAGTCATCACATGGGGTCGTCTCAATCCAGTTACTATTGGTCATGAGAAACTCGTAAATAAAGTCGAGTCTGAAGCGAAGAAACGTGGTGCAATGCCACACGTTTATATTTCGCATACACAAGACAAGAAAAAAAATCCTCTTGATTACAACACAAAATACAACTTTGCTCGTAAAGCATTTGGTTCTGTTGTAACAAAGTCGAACGCTAAGACAATCATTCAGGTTCTTCAAGAAG